GCACCTATGATATATCCCCCTACACATGCGATTAGCATGCCGCTAGGGTTTATATCTAATTCTCGCCTGCACTTGACTCGGTAGAGTTCGGATACGGACGCTCTATAGCGTACGGCTCCGTTCTTGTCGAGTTTTGGTGATAGGAGGAAGCTTCGCGGAATCTTGAATCCCTCAGAATCTGCTGCGTCAAAAGGGACTGGCTGAAAACGAGCCAATCCTTTAAGATAAAGTAGAGTACGAGAGATATCAATATTGTGGCGAATGCTCCACCTAGCAAGGCGATTAAAGGCTGAGTAGATGTGCGTTTCATCGTAGATTTCCTTTAAGTAAATGCCACGAACATCGGCACCCTTAAAGTAATCTCTACCGCATGATTCGCGAAAAGGGCCAACGTCGAAACTCTTTAAGGAGTTAACAACGAAGCCGCATTCTTCGAGTACCCGGCTAACTACACTAAAAGCCTCATGAAGGCAGATGATGTCGTCTCCGAATACCGAATAATTGCGTTCGCTATCTTGCAACGGAGTAATACCCATTGCTCGATAGCTAGCCCTTACCAACGCGGCAAATATGAGTGTCTGCAGAGGGAAGGTGAAAGCATTCCCCATGGAGGCAAACATACGGAGGCTGACCCAGTCCTTATCGTGCGTGTACTTTGATCTCAGTATATCGAGAACACCGTACGGCACACGAGGAAGAAGGTAAGCAACCAGGCCTGTCGATATTGTATTCGAGGCGTCTTTAAGGTCTATGGTGGAGAACTTCCCATCAATAGATCCGGAACGCGCCATCCACTGATTTCGGATTGGCTGAACGCTTAGGTCTATGTTATAGAACTGGCGAAGCAGCTTTTCCAATACGTGGCGGGCACCCTGCTGATAAAACATATTCAGCGAGGGCTCGGTACATATCGATCTGTTGGTCTCAGCACTTTTAGGTGCAGATGCCAGCTTACTGCCCTTAATGACCTTGAGACCATAACGTGAGAGTCGGATTAATTCCGCCTCACGCCATGTGTCAGAAAGGCCACCAACATAGTGTTGATAGAGACCTTGGTCTGTTGTGGTGAGCTGCGAGCTGAACATCTTGAAAAAGAAGTCAGTTTCGCGGACACCATGAGACTTCCCGGGGCCTGTTCTACCGTTATTCAGGCAATCGTCGAGTGTTAAGACGTTTGACTGATAATCCCCGCTATGGAAGATACTTTCAAGTTCGCGTTTAGCGTCCTTGATTATATCCCCATAGTAGGAATTAGGTGGAACAAACTCGAGAGCACACTTCGCATTGGAGGCGAGAAATCCATCCTTTGCTAAGCGGTCAAGG